AACTACAGTCAATGCAACGCCGCCAGCGCTGTACCCCGAACCAGAAATTTCATTAGATGTGGAGTAGGCAGTGGTAGAAGCATTTAAAGTTGCGCTGCTAGTAAACAAAGCAATCTTAAACGTATCTGATGCAAAATCATGCGTTGCTTCAAAAAGCTCTTTTTTAAAACTTGTACACATCGCTGTAGTTATGGCCATTTTAAAATCTCATCATACTATTGTTATGTTTCCAACCATAGAACTATGGTTAGTACACTGATACACCAAAGATGTATCACTTGGTTCGTGCGGGACAATAAACTGCGTCAGTCCGGTGGTGGAATTGTAATTTTCTGTCACCCCTGTTGTAAAGGCAGACCCGCCATTAGATGTTCTAATTTGCAATGGGTGGCTTGATACGTTAGCTGTATTATCAATTAAGTAGGTATGACCCTTATAGAAAGTAAAGTTTGGGTTGTTGCCTGATGTTGCACCGGGGCCAGTAAATGTAAATGCAGTAGAGCCATTGACGCCAGCGGTGTACTTTGTAACAGGCCCGGTAGTCTCGTCATTCAGTCGTATCCAGTTGCCGCCATGAGCAAAGTACAAGCCACCTGTAGCGTGAACATGAGCTACAGCCCCATGATAGGTTGATGCGCTTGGCAAATCACTAAGAGCGGCATAATAAAAAACAATTTTATTTGCGCCAGAGCTAACATTAAAAAGGCCATTAGCATCTATGATATCAGTTAGTACATTAGAACTGTTCCCCAATGCCGCATAAATCTCATTGAAGTTATCATTTATCTTATCTGCCCCAACACGAAGTGTATCACCACTTCCATCATTTGCGCTTGAGCCAATTCCTACTGTTTGCTTTGCCATTTACCCCTCGTCAAAGGTTTTGTTTGTAGAGTCAAGTGTAACACTTGTAGAGTCATAGGTCGATGCTGGGCCTATTGACATATTACCAGCGCTACCCACGCCAAATACCGCACTAAGCTGCAAGGAAACATTCTGTGCAGGAACAGGCGCTCCACTTGTCGTTAATTCGCCAGCCCTTCCAATGCCAAATCCAACATTAACTTGCGTTAAAGTAGACACATCAAATGTCGGAAACGTAACTGTAACCGAATCTGAAAATCTATCTGGCCTTGGGTTAGACAATGATTGAGGGTCGTTAATTCTAATCCGCCCAAGAAAGTTTTGGGGGTGGTCTGGGTCAGCAACATCATTGCCGACCCTTAAACCAGTTTTAACGCCATTACGAAACTCAAAAACAAGGTCTGATAATTTATATCTAAACCCTGTTTTATCGCAAAAGCCAAACGCGTGTTTTCCTCTAGCTAACGGCATTTATTATCCTGCGCGAGTAAAGCGCTTACCCTTTGTAGCTGCACCAGCACCACGAACCGTACCGCCAGATTTGTACCCCGGTACTTTTTTCGGTTTACCAGCAGTCATTGCACGCTTTTGTTTTGTTAATCTGCGTTGATACTCTGCTTTCTTTTGAGCCGCTGTCATTGGCGCTCTTGGGCCTGCCATTTTAGGCTTTCCTCTTTTCATAACACCACCACTTCTTGCGGCAATATCATTAGACGGCACTGCTGGTTTCTTTTTGTTGCCACCAAACAACCTAGAAAGCAAAGACTTCTTCTTTGGCTTCTTTGCTTTGTCTGCATTCATTTTAGCAACCAACTCCTTCTTCTTTGCTTCTGGAACAGCAGAACGAGAGTCTTTTACAGCTTTGGCTTTCTTGGGGGTTGGAGAAGTTTGAGCGCCAGAACGCTTAACTTCATTGCGTATGGCGTCAGTGCCAGCCCGCTGGGTTCTTTTGTCCTTGGACCTTATCATATTCATTTGAGTTTGAGATATGCGGCCGTATGGGTTTTTAGTCTTGGTATTGCCCGGAACAGAACCAGCTTTAGGCATTTTAATTTTTTGACCTATGCGAATTTGATTAGCGTTTTTAATGCTAGGATTAGCCGCAAGAAGAGCTTGTATTGAGGTGTTATTGTTCTTTGCAATTTGAGATAAGGTCATGCCCTTCTTTACTTCTACAGGACCACCCTTGTTCATCTTGCCAATACCATCTGCGGCAAAAAACGGAACCTTCTTGCCGTCTTTTTCCACCATCTTTAGCTTACCGCCACCCTTTTTACGAGCCATATTTCGGCCTGTGGTGCGCTCTTTATTCATTGGGTGCTTTGGATTTGCGTGACGAGGGCGTGAAGGAGGAGCCTTTGGCAACTTCTTCTTTTTTTCACCTTTTGGTCTAACTACTATTGGCATATTAGCCTCCTAAGTAAAACGTGTCGTATGGCACGAACTTGATTGACGATGAGTCTGAGTCTTCTCCTGCGGCAAGCTCAAATTGAAACTCATACTCTTGTTTAAGCGGAGCCACACGCGCCGCCACTTCTGGCCTTTTCATAGCAATGTAATAGGCCAAACCTGATACCAGACACGGAATAAACCGTGGCGGTACATCTGCACTTGTTCCTATCCCAGACGAGACGCCAGAGATTCCACGAAGGCGGTAATACGAGAGAGTATATGTGCTATCGTCCGGAACAGGCCAGAGAGTAACATTGACAGCCGTTGCTTGGCGGTCAACAAATATTTGAGAGGGGCGTCCCTGAGTGTTCTTTGAAGATTGTTGAGCATACGTTGAAACGCTGATACGGTCCAAATTCGTATCCACCTGACTCGTACCCGTGCCTGTTCTAATTTGATGTTCAATGAGGTCAATAGTGTCTGTAGGCATAGCATAAGTTGCTGTGCCTGACGTAAGAGATAAAGTACCCCCGTCAATGGTCCAGAGATTAAGCCCACGATTCTGCCACTCCAATGTTAATAGGTTAAGGCTACGCCTAACTGTTTTAAGGTCGTAACCAGTTGTCATTTGAAGCCCTGCGCGTTCAAACGCTTCATCAAATAGTTCTGGTAGGTCTGGTGTTACTACAGACATTATTTGACCTTTCTATGCGGCTTCACTTTAGCTCGTATTTTTTTAGGCTGTTTTGAGAATTGCTTACCAGCCTTAGTTGCTTTTCGTTTAGCACGGGTTGTTGCCGCGTACTCTTGGGGCGATAGGGACTTAATGGCGCTTGCAGGTAGATATCTCTCCCCGGTTGCTTTCGGACCCTGTGTCGATGGCTTGCCACTTTTAGTCCTCCATTTTTGTTTCGTCCAAGCCTTTAAACTTCTTTGCGATTTCTTTAACGGCATATTTATCCCCTTGTAGCAAAGTATATCACAGTTAAAAGAGCCACCGCCATAAAGCCCAATGCAAGAAAAGCTGTTACAGATGTCTCCACCATTTGTTCAAACTCTAATTTCTTTTTCATCTTTTCTCTTTTTGCTTCTTCTTCTGCTTCTTTTGCCTCTCTAATTCTTTTGGCTCTTTCGTTTATTATACCAGCCCAAGTGCCATGACCAAACCTCATGTCAATAAGGCTACGCATTTCATCTAAGTGTTCTTCTGCCAGCTTTGCATTAATGGTTTCCTCAGCTATGGACTTAACACTAAACGGGTCATTTGATGCATCACGCTTCGCTTTATTTGCCTCGTCCCGACCCTGTAACAGTTTATCTACATGACTAGCTATTTGACCTATGTCGTTTGTTGTTGAGATGGCGGACTTAATGCCATCAACAGCGCTTTTAACCAGTGCGATTCCTGCGAGAGCTTCTGCGACAACCATTTTTATGCAACCTCATTATCTGGTTCGTTTAACTCTCCCTGTTCCTTTTTTGTTAGACCGTCTAATCGCCTCTTTCCCCTGTTTAAATATTCTGGCGACTTCTGACTTTCCCATAACTTTGGCTCTTTGCTCGCCAACAGTTAGTATCTGTATTTTTCTGGCGTAAGGTTTATTAACCTTTTTAACCTTTGCTACAGTTGCCCTAGCATCAGCAGGTGTAGCAAACTTTATACCGACAGTATCTTTTGGATTCTCATCTGTATAAAGTCTACGACCACTTCCTTTTGGCTTTTTACCTGTTCCTACTTTTGGGTCTGGTTTCTTTGCCATTAGTCTTTATAACCGCCCCCTGCTTTTTTATAAGCAGCGGCCATCATTTGCGCTTTTCTTGCTGACCACTGTCCCGGAGCGCCGCCCTTTCCGCCTGCTTTAATCCTATTAAATATACGTTTTCTCAAACCCGGCTTTGTGTAGTTTCCAGCCTCGTTTACCCTTGACTTTGTTTTACCCCCAGACTTCATAGGAAGGGCTTTGCCCTTCCGTGAATAAGAACCCTTGCCTTTTTTAGGAGCCACAACCTTGGGCTTAAACTTAGGGTCCGATAATTTTTTAGCCATTGGGTTACCGCCCCTTTTCATGGCTACTGGCTTCTTGCGCCCCTGAGCGCATTTCATTTTTGCCGCTCTCATGCTCTTTCTCCTTGGCAACAATCATGGATTACAGAACCACACTTAGAACACTGTTCATGTCCATGCACAAAAACAGTGATAAGTTTTTCGTTACAACGTGGGCAGTTTCCGCAATGGACCCTTGTTCTAGTTGTGCTGTCGCCAGTTTTGTAAACAGGAACAGCATATCCATTTGAGCTACCAACGTACATTACGACCTCTTGCTTACCTTCTTTGCTGTTCTAGTCCTTGGAAAAGACCTGTTAAGATTTCTAGCAACTACCCTAAGATTGCTTTTACGATTGTCTTTAGGGTTTCCATTCTTATGTGCAACATCTTTTTTGTCGCCTCTTTTTACCTTGCCTGCCGCAGTTAATTTTCTGCGGGCCGCGTTTCTACTGGCACGGCGTTTCTTTTGCTCTCTAGCCGAATGATAATTTTTATATTCGCCTTTATAATTTCGTCTCATCTATGAACCTTTTGCACAGGAAAAATAGCTTTTACACTAGCACCTTTATGAGCCTTAAAACCACCCTTGGGATTTTTCATTAACTTATACCCAGAGCCGTGCTTCATCCAATGAAACCCCTTTGGTGCTGTAACGCTTTTTCTTTCCATTACCTAATAGCACCTTTTGTTTTGCCCTTAGATGCGATTCCGTCACGCCGTTTTTTCATAGCTCCGCCGCCATACATTCTTTGCATTTGCTTCATTTGGTCAGCTTGCATACCTTTTCTTTTGCCCTTTTGACCTTTGGCAAGCATACCTAAAATGCCGCCTAAACCCATTCCGCCAGCACTACTGAAGGCGTCTGATATTGGGCCTTTGCCTTTCATAATGCTATAAGCTGGAGAAACTGTCTCTAACAGCTTACCCATGTTGGCCTTCATTACCTTGCCGCCCTTTTTCTTTCGGGCTAATCTATCTTTTTCTTTTTTATATTCTTCTTTTGTAAGATTCATAAAGCCAGATTTTAGCGCCTTTTCATTTGCTATTTTTCTTTTTTGCAAAGCGTTTAACTTCTTAGGCATCTTATTACCTTTCATTTGTTGCCTCATGGAGGCTCTTGAGATTGGCATTTAGCACTTCCACCGTCTTCTAGCTTGACGTAAACGGCTGTTTGGATTCTTTGCCGCTTTAGGAAACTTCTTCATTTGACCAGCAGAACGAGCGCAGAAAGACTTACGTCTCTTTGCGTCCTTGCTTCCTTTCTTGACTTTACCAGTAACAGCAGTCTTTAGTTTGCTACCGGGGTTTGCCTTTCTATAAGCGGCAACACCCTTTTTGGTCATCCCCGCCCCACTTTTGGTAGGGCGGAAATTACCTGATTTTACGGATGTCTTTATTGGGGTTTCTCTTTTTCTAGGCATAGCCTACCCCCTATGACATGAACACCGTTACACTAGAACACGCAGTCAAATCTAAATAGACATCTGTCTCAAATAAAATACCATTGTCTGGAATGTTTACAGAGAATGTACTGGATGTACCAAAGGCAACATCTAGCAAGGTGGTCCCACCGGAACCTCCGTCCTTTAGAACGACTTGCGGGCTACCAGAACCAGCGGTCACCACCTGTATCTGGCGCACTCTTGCACGGCCAGCATACACAGTGGCATCTGCTGTCTTGGTGACTGCAAATACATCGGACCTACTCATATTAGCCTCCTACGAAGCGTCTGATGAGCTAGAAATACCCATGAACTTCATAACCACAGTTGTGTCTGCT